AATGGACTAGTAGCAGCAGTAGTAGTTCTAGTCGTACTCAGAATAGTGGTGGTGGTCCACCTATTAGACAAGTTAGTACCACAACCACAACAACACGAACAGGTCAAACTAGGACTGGTATCAGACCAGAGGTTACTCCTAGAGTTGATAGAGAAGTTCTTGGTGATAGAGTTGTTGATATCAAGTATGCTCATTGGAAGAGATCTAGAAACATTCAAGTTAATGCTCAAAGATTGAAACCAAATATTCAGGTATATTCTTTCTTAGAAGGAAGAGATGTAAATGCATATTCAACTCCAAAGATCCTGCAAGTAAATGTTACTAGTACGGTTCCTTTTAGTGTTGATGAAGACGTAGTTGTAACTGGTAACGTCAACAGAAAATTTAGAGCAAAAGTTGCTTCTCCTAGAAATTATTATGATGGTGATCTTTTAATTGATCCATATACTAACACTACTATGCCTGCAAACTATACTGCAAGCACTTCAGTGTTGAATTTGAACCTTGAAAGTATGAACGAACTTGGTGATTCTGAGTATGGTGGTCATGCTTTGGTTGGAGATACTTTAGTTGGTCTTACTAGTGGTGCAACTGCTACGATTACTGCTAAGAAGATGATTGCTGATGAGTCAGGTGGACTTCATGTTTCTGTGTTCATTCCAAATCCAGATGAAGAAGGAAATCCAAGATGGAAGGTTGGAGAATCTATCCTTAGATTGACTGATTCTGCAACTAACTCAATGGTTCCAGGTGAAGTAGACAGTTCTGCAAATGGTACGTATAGTGCTAGTGGAACCACCTTCACTAAACAACAAGATGTTCTGCTTGTTAGAAATGCAGAAGTTATCAATCATGCTACGAGTGAGAGTAGAGTTTTAACTAGTTCCAGTTCATCAACCACTTTTGGTGGATGGTATGACCCTCTCGCACAATCATTCTTAGTAGAAGATCAAGGTGGTGCATTTGTTTCTAAAGTTGATATTTACTTTAGAACTAAAGATAAAACTCTGCCAGTAACAATGCAGATTAGAGAGATGGTCAATGGTTATCCAGGACCAACTGTTCTTGCAACCATGAACAAAACTCCATCTCAAGTTAATCTTTCAGAAGATGCTACCGCTGTAACATCATTTGAATTTGATACTCCTGTATATCTGGCAGAACAAAGAGAATATTGCTTTGCAATTCTTACATCATCTGTAGAATATAAAGTTTGGTTGTCAGAGATGGGTCAAGATGACATTAACGGCAATAGAATTTCTGAGCAACCATATGCTGGTGTTCTGTTTAAATCACAGAACGCATCTACATGGACCGCAAATCAATTACAAGATTTGAAGTTTACTCTGTATAGAGCAGAGTTTGATATTTCACAAAAACCAATTATTAAGTATGAGCATGATAATGAAGGTTTGAAACAGTTTGATAAGTTGAGAAATGATCCTATTGATCTTACAGTAAATGGTAACTATATGAAGGTTAATCACTTTAACCACGGTATGCATGATCCTTCATCCTATGTTGAAATTAAAGGTGTAAGTACAGAAGAGTATGCTGATTTGGCAGCAGATTGGAATGGAACTCCAGGCACTGCTGTAACCTTTAAAGGAAATCGTGGTTTCTTTGCATATACTAGTAATATTAATGGTGCTGCTCCATCAAATACCAATCCTGGATTCTTTAAGATTGGTGATGCTATCTATTCCTATAATCCAGATACTGGAGTTGGTGCAGCAAATGCTCAAGGTGAATATACCGTTACTACAATTAGTAGAGTTGAAGGATCAATTCCATCAACTGGATTTAAGGCAGCAGATAAGTGGATTGCTGAAAACTATGTAAAAGATGGTGTACCATTGACTTATATCAATAAATTGCATAGTGATCTCAAGTGGATTACAATGGACTCATATCAAATTGCAATTCCTATCACCAGAACATCAACAGGACCACTTAACTTTACTTTTGGTGGATCTAATGTTCGTGCAAGTAAAAACATTATGTATACTAGCGTTAAACCACTTGTAAATGCTATTGAGTTACCTGGAACATCTGTAGTTGCTACCTATAGAGCAACTAATGGAACATCTCTTGATACATCTGTGTTCTCAAATCCATCTAGTTCGTCGGCACCAACTCAACCTTCATATGTAAAAGATTCTGCGTTTAGTAGTGTTCTTTTAAATGAGAACAACGAGTTTAGAGTACCTAAATTGATGGCGTCACTTGCAAACGAAACTAATCAGATGCAAGGAACTTCTTCTGCGAATCTTTACCTTGAACTTAGCAGTAGAAAGTCAAACCTATCTCCAATTATTGATACTCAAAGAGTAAGTTTAGTTACATCTGCAAATAGAGTTGCAGATGTTGATGGTACATATGATAAAGAATTCTACTTCAATCAGGATGCTAATTATACTGATATTGGTTCTGAACCTGTAGAAGATTTTAACCCTGCAAACTATCTTACAAAACTTGTAACCTTAGAAAATGCATGTACTGGATTAAGAGTTGAGTTTGCTGCATTCAACCCAAGCAGTGCATGTAACATCGACGTTTATATCAAAGCTTTGACTGGTGAAGAATCAGATCCTAATGAAATTTCTTGGACTGAACTTTCAGATCCAAATTATGCAACCACTCAGGATGAACAATTCTTTAAAGATTTTAAATATGAGTTTGATATTACTAACGGTGGTGCAAATGCAAATGCTACCTTCACACAGTTCGCAGTTAAGATCCGTATGAGATCTAAGAACCAAGCAGTCGTTCCAATTGTTAAAGATTTAAGATGCATAGCTCTCGCTTGATACCAGTAGAGGGTCACGAAGGTTTTGCCCGTGACCCGCAAACTGGCGCTGTAATTAATACAAATAAGTCAGATTATCAAAAATATAAAGCGGTATCTGCCGCAAGAAAAAACTTTGACCAAAAAATTGAAGATACCGCAGCGGAGGTTGCTTCATTAAAAGAGGAAATCACCGAGATAAAGCAGTTATTAGTTAAATTGGTTGATGGTATAAATACTTGATGATATAGGATATAACTAATGCTAGCTGCGGTAACTAACCTAGTTGTGTATCAAGGAAGTGATTTCCAAAATACATTTTTCGTCTCTGATGATAACGGGGCGCAGTTTGATTTGACTGGTTATACTGGAGAATCTAAGATTAAAAAGCATTACTCTAGTAGTGCTTCTACTTCAATGCAAGTAAGTATTAATCCTCCAGAAAACACAGGGTCTGTTACATTAACATTAACCAATTCTGTTACTGCTGCGATGACCCCTGGTAGATACGTATATGATGTAGTTTTGACTAGTGGATTTGGAATTAAATCTAGAGTATTGGAAGGTATTCTAACAGTAGTAGAAGGAGTAACACTCTAATGGCAAGAATTAGGTTTGGAGATCAAATTTCACCTCAGGTGTCGCGTGTGGCACTTGGTGGTGCAGCGACAATTCAAAATCTGGGTGATGTTGACACCAACACCAATGGATTGGGAGATGGTTATCTCCTAATTTATAATCAATCAACAAACAGATTTGAAACTGGTAATGTCTTAAATAACGTAACAGTAAACGGAGGATCATTCTGATGGCATCAACCATCTTAATTAAAAGAAGTACTAATACAACAGTACCTTCTTCACTGGAATTTGGCGAACTCGCAGTAACGGTTGGTGCTGGTACTCAGGTCAACCGTGGAGATAGAGTTTTCGTCGGAGACAACAACTCAACAGTTCAAATCATCGGTGGTAAGTATTTCACCGATATGCTCGATCATGTACATGGTACATTGACAGCAGATTCTGGAGTAATTACAGATAGTAACTCTAAAGTAGATCGTTTTAGAGTAGACGACGTTAACATCGATGGTAACGTTGTAGAAACAGATACTACTGATACAGATCTTATCTTTAGAGCAAACGGTACAGGTAAACTTGTCATTGAAGACGGGCAAGAACTGGAGTTTGGTACTACTGGAGACGTTGAACTGCTCTTTACTGATGCAGATGCGACGTTAGACATTAAGAGAGTAGGTGCAACGGTTCCTGACTTACGCATTCAAGATGATATGCGTATCTATTTTGGTAGTGATAAGGATAGTGGTATCCGTTTTGATGAAAACCAGACAGACACCCTTAGAATTAATGGTGCTGATTGGACTTATGATAACGGTGTTGCACTCCAAATTAATGACACAACCAATGCAACAAATGCAGCAACTGGTGCTGTAAAGATTGTTGGTGGTCTTGGTGTTGGGGCAACTGCATGGATTAAAGATCTGGTAGTTGATGATGACGTAACCCTTGGTACTGCATCTAGTGATACTCTTACTGTTGAATCTACAACTACATTCAATGCAGATGTAATCTTCAATGGTGTTCAAACCACTACTGGTACTACCAATCAAACTGGTCAACTTAATCTTGACAACATCCGTTTAGACGGAAATACCATTTCTACTAATGCTGGTAGTCAACTTATTCTTGATCCAGATCCTAGAAGCGGTGATGCTGCTGGTGATCTGATTGTTCGTGGTAACCTCCAAGTTGCTGGTACGACCACAACAGTGAACTCGACCGAAATGACGGTTAATGATCCTGTCTTTAACATTGGTGATACCACTTCTGAAAAGGCGATTACAGCACAAGCACCAGGCAACTCCAACACTCTGAATATTGATAATCCATCTGGTATTGCAACTGGTGGTCTTGTAACTGGTACTAATGTTGGTACTGGTGGAAGAACAATCAATCAGATTGAAGTTGTATTCCACGTTGGTTCTGGATTCTCCTCAGCACCTAGTATTGGTGATGCAATCTATCACCTCAAAGATGGTGTATATCAACAGTTAGGTACTTTCCAAGCACAAACTGCAAACACCGTCAGAATTACTCTCTTAGCGGCACTTTCTCTGAGAGAAAGTTCTTATTATGAAGGTGATTCTCTGACTGATGGAAATTCTGGAACTCCACAAACTGTTGCACTTGCAAAAGATGCAACAAATCAAACAGTATTTGAGACAACTACTTTAACTTTAAGTTCTGGTATTTCTGCTCAACTTGAAATTGGTGATTTCGTCACCGTAACTCAAGGATCCAATGATGGTATGGATCGTGGTATTCAATATTCATACCACAATGGTTCTGCTATTAAGCATGGTTTCTTTGGATTTGATAGAACTGCAGGTGAAGATGGACTTGGTGCATTTACATTTATTGAAGATGCTACTAACACCAATAACATCTTTACTCATGTTGTTGGCACTATCCAAACACTTAAAATTGAGCAAGATGATCTTGATCAATTAGTTGTTACCACTCTCCCTGCTGCAGCAAACCAGACATATAGTAATCTTTCTCCAACTGGAGGAGAAGGTAGCGGTCTGACGGTTAACGTTGCACGTAATGCTTCTGGTGAAATCAGTATTGGAAGTGTTACTATTGTATCTGCTGGTAGTTATTATCAAGAGGGTGATCTTCTCACCATTCCTGGTAACCAGATTGGTGGTGTTGCAAGCACAGACGATCTTCAATTAAGAGTAACTTTAGTTGCTGCTTCAAGAGGCACAGTATTACTGGGTGATCTTGAATTAGATGTTGATCTTGCAGTCAAGCACGGCGGTACTGGAAGATCTGAGTTTAACAGCAAAGGTATCCTTTATGGAAACGGTGCTGGTGAACTCTTAGAAACCGCTGCTGCAAACATGGCAAACCCAGGAGTTGGTCCTGACGTTGCCACATCATTCCAGATCCTGACAGTTACTGCTGCAGGAGTCCCCGTCTGGACTGATACCATTGATGGGGGTACATTCACCTGAGGTTAATCCATGAACAATGAATTAGATGTAAATGTCCTTATTTCAACCCTCCAAAAGAGGGTAACTGATTTGACTCTTACTAATGTCGTTTTAGAAGCGAGAAATAAGGATTTGACGAATCGGTTAAATAGTATTATAGAACAGTCACATTCAGAGAATGCTATAAATGGCAAGCAGAATCAAGTTAAAGAGATCCCTAACACAGAACTCAGTCCCGACGACTTCTGATCTCACAGATAAGGAAGTTGCTCTTAATATAACCGATAGATCGTTATTCGTAAACAATAACGGTAATATCG